ATTAGGAAATATTGCAACTAAATTTGTTTGTTTAGATAGTTCTACATTATTTGACAGTTTATCTTTAGATTTAGAACATCCGCCATTTTTAAAATGTTGAACATATAATTCGGATACTCTTGGAGAAACTTCATATGGTGGTAATGTACAATTAATATTGTTTGAATGTGGTGCTGGATAAACCTTAGAGTTATAAAAAATACCGCCAATAGAATAAAAGTTTCTAGAATCTTCTATGGTATCCCATAAAGTAGAACTAAAACCGTCTATATTAGCATTATATTCAGAATTTATTTGTGCAGGAAAATTACCACAAGATTGAAATGGTTTACTTAGTGTTTCCGAGTGTGTATCTTTAGAGTTGGGAGAATGAGTTCTATGTGGCAATTGATAAGATCTAAAAAATGTTCTACCAAATCTTCCTAAATTTTTCTTTGAGTAAATCCAATAGCATGTATTACTAAAATCAGATGGGCCGTTAGCATTATTAAGCGGGTCTATAATATCATTTTCTATAATCATCCTTAACTTGCCAGAAACAGTAATAAATATTTTGCCGTTTCTAAAAGTTAACCCATCATACATTTTAATGTCGGCCATTTTTTGTTCCTTATTGGATTAACTTTATTTCTTTATTTTCAAAACTAGTTGAGCAAGTTGAATAAGAATTTGTTTTTCCAAAAACTATATACTCCGTAAGCATCGGAGTTTCTGAAACCTGTACAATACCTTGATTAATTAATATTTCAAAATTAACTTCTTGCTGGTTCATGTTCTTCCCTTACCTGTCTTTTAAGAGCTTGTATTTCTCTTGTATTTAATAATACTTGATTAAGTATTTCAAGGCTTTTATTCTGAGTATTAACTACAGTATCTATTCCTTCTTCTAACTTATTTAAAAACTCTATGTGTCTTTCTTGCATTGGCAATATGACTTTTTCGCCTAGCCACATCCCAGATTTATAAGCACACCATACAAAAAATACTAAAAATGAAAAAGAAACACCAAATCTTTCTACTAAAGTTATAAATGTTTCGCTCATTTTCTATTCTCCGAGTGATTTGTTACGCTAATTAATACACCATTAGAGAACGCCCTTAGTTTTACCAATTTTATCAATTGCGTATAAAAACATACCTACAGCTTGAGCCACCTCTGTATCAGCAGCAGCTTCTGCATAAATATCATCTATATTCATGGTTATGGTATGTTCCGGCTTGTCAGAAAGAATCCAAGTACCATCCTCATTTTTCTTTCCACGCTGAAATATAATTCTAGCCTGAGCGGGGCGAGTTATACCCTCACCAACAAAAGTCATTTGTTTAATGACCCAGTTATTATAAACGATTGCTTCGGATGCTGGAATTTGTACTGGAGTGCTTGCATTAATTAACATTTTAAACCTCTGGTTCTATGGTTGTAATTGATAAAATTTCTTCAATAGTAGAAGCATTTTGTACAGCTCTTCTTTTTGCAGCAAAAATTTTAGAAACATTGCTTCTAAATGCCCCATACTGCAACATAAAAATAGTCATTGACTGAATATCAGGAAATACAATTTCTTGATTATCTAGAGTAATAATTGGTGGTATTGGATAGCCTAAATTCGATGCCTCTTTTGCCATGGCAAAATTTGCCGATAAAAGGGCTACATCTTCTGCGGATATGCCCAAAACGCCCTGTCCAGAATTCCAACCTTGAGCGATGGTTTGGCCCCATTCGTCATCAATTTGAGCCAGTTTTTCCAGCTTTGCTTTTTCAAATGGCCATTGAGAAACAACTTCCTGAGCAGCTTGTTTCTGCTCATCTGTGGCTTCTTCTTTATAATCAATTCTGAAATTCCCATTTCCTAAATCCCCAATTCCATCTATCGGGCATACTTTTGAAATGGATTCAGATAAGGTAGATAAATATATTAACATATCCACACTCCCAACATTTTACTTGCCTCGTTTGCACCAGCAACATTTATAGTTCCTGTTGCACTACCAGAGTATTCAAGCCATGCGATATAATTATAGCCAGTTTGTGGCATAGAACTCATATTGCTATGCCTTTGATGAAACCAAGTCAAAGTTCCGGTGGCATAGCCTTGGCCACTTGAAGTATAAGTTGGTATTCCTGAAGTTGTATTTAAAGCAGCACTTGGATAATAAGCAGAAATGGCCGTTGTTGCATAAGTATTTACAGTTAAGTTGCAAGATACTGAATCTAAAGCAATTCCGGCTACAAATTCTATTTTGTTATTTGAATTATTATTGGCGTATCTCCAAGCTGCTGTAGTATAAGTCCAAGCACCAGTAGTCTCGTAAACATAAATATTCTTGGAAACTCTATTATTAAAATTCCAAACCAATCTTTTGGTTGCAGAATCTTCCGTAGTAGTGGTAGAAGTCGTGCGAATTGTTCCCAAGTATCTTCTAGTTAATGCACCTGTTTTTAAATACACACCGTTGGTCATGGTTAATGATGTGGCCCTCGTTGTATCATTAGTCCACGCTGTTAATTCTAGAGTTAGCGTTCCGGCGTTGTTGTACAAAAAAACATCGTAGTTTCTAGCTGATATAAGAGTTCCTAAAGCCAAAGACCGTTGCGTAAATGTATAAGTAGACCAATTAGTTCCATCATAAAGACTGATACGATCACCATTATATGGTGTGTAATAGATTGTTGTTTTGCTTGTCTGATCAGAAGTGGATACTGGCACTCCGCTTTCTAGTGTAAGTCTGCCAGAAGCAGTATTAGTAACCCAAGAGCCACCAGTCGAATCGGTTAAAGAATTTACGCCAGATATAACTGCTGTTTTATTGTTAATTGCTATAGCCATTAGCCTGTTACCTCAACTGTATCAACTTTTGCTACCCATCTTATTGTTTTTGACGCTTCTCCAGTAACAAGTATTTTTAAACTTCCGTATGCAGTATCTGCTACAGCATCAACAGACCAAGAACTATCTCCACCTATTGTAGTTATAATTATACTGCCAACTAAAGCTGTGGTTCCAGCAGTAGCATTTCTATCAATAACTCCTTCAATCTTCCAACCAGCAGATTCATCATTTGCATCTGTTCTTCTAGCAACTATTAATGCAGAAAATGCATAAGTTGTATCATTAGGTAATGACAAATGATTATATGTGTCTTGCGCCGATCCATCAGAAGTCATTACTGTCTGGGTTCCATTGGTAGTTGAACATCTTAAAGTCACGGTTCTTGATTGTGCATCTCCGGCAGATGAAAATGCTCCACTTGATAAAGCAAACGCACTTCCTGTTAAAGATCTTGTAGTTGCATTTGCTCCAGCAGAAATAAATCCATTAATACTAAAAGATCCATTTGCTTCTAAGGTAGCTATATTAGTTGTTCCGGCATACCATTTAAAATAATTAGTTGTAGTTGGAATAGAAAACCACAAGGTATTCATTTCTATACCAAGTGCATAATCTACTGTTGTAGAGGAAACTTCTGGCCATAGGACTATTTTTGTTCCAGAACTTCTTGTATTGAATGACGGCGCAGCATATCCATTAGCGCCAAAATCTATTCTATTTCCACCAGAACCATCTAGATAAATTTGTCCTCCGCCATCAGATGCATTATTTGCAAGATTTGATACAAATCTTCCAGTATAATCAAAGTAAGAATAAGTGGTAGCTCCAGTAGAATTTCTAAAATCTAATAAGTTGGCAGTTTGTGAGTTTGCCCCAAATATTCCTAATGGTGTTTGACTTGCTGATGTTGCATAAGCTCCGGTATCAATTCCAGAAGTTGCCTGATATTCTAATCCAACAGCACCAGCAAAAGATCCAGCGCCATCATTATATTGGAAATAATATTGAGAACCTCCAGGAGATGAATTGCTACCTTGATCACCTTGACTACCCTGATCTCCTTGATAACCTTGATCGCCCTGAGATCCTTGATCCCCCTGACTGCCTTGAAATCCTTGGGAACCTTGAACGCCTTGAAAACCTTGATATCCTTGAAAACCTCTTAGTCCTTGAATACCTTGATTTCCTTGAAACCCCTGACTACCTTGTGATCCAGTCGCACCTTGATTTCCTTGTGACCCAGTAGAACCTTGACTACCCTGTGATCCAGTTGCGCCTTGATTACCCTGTGATCCAATAGATCCTTGACTACCTTGTGGTCCAGTTGCACCTTGATTTCCTTGTGATCCAGTAGCACCTTGATATCCTTGATACCCTTGTGATCCAGTATTACCTTGATATCCTTGATTGCCTTGTGAACCAGTAGAGCCTGTATTTCCTTGATAGCCTTGGCTACCTTGTACCCCATTATTTCCTTGGTTGCCTTGCGAGCCAGTATTGCCCTGATACCCTTGATTTCCTTGAGGTCCAGTTAACCCCTGATAACCTTGTGACCCATTGTTTCCTTGGTTGCCTTGATAACCTTGTGGGCCAACTTGAGTATATAAAACTTGAGTAGCTGTTAATATAATACTTGGAATTGCTGGGGCAGGAGAAGCAGCAGCTACATATTGTAAAGAAACATCAGTATTAGTTGCTTGCCAAGCTAGTTCTAGATAATCACCAGCATTAAGTTTTAAAACAAAATTAACTGTTCCAATAGCATGACCATCAGTTCCACCATGGCTTTCTACAACACTCCACTTGCTATCAGTATCAGATACATTTGAACCATTCTTTTTAAGCCATATACTAGCGTCTTGTATTTGAACATTAGCATTAACTAACTGTACAGAAAATATAATGCTATAAACACCAGAATAAGCAAATGTTATTCTTGAATTAGATACTACACTAACTCCATTATTATCAGCGTCTGAATTGTTGTAGGTTATAAGATATTCTGTATTTGCTGTAGTTATAAATTGATCTTGTGTAGACCAAAAAGATCCCCAATAACCTAATGCTCCACCAGCACCAGTAGCGCCAGTTGTACCTTGACTTCCCTGACTTCCCTGTGGTCCTGTTATAGAAGCTCCTTGATAACCTTGAAGACCTACACTACCTTGACTTCCTTGACTGCCTTGATAGCCAGAACCTTGATTTCCTTGAAAACCCTGTGAACCTTGGTCACCTTTGCTTAAAACTAACTGCCAATTAGATGGATATGATGGTGGAATATATCCAGCTGCACCAATATAAACTGTCATTACATATAAAGAACCATCATATGTAACTGCTTGACCTACTGAATAGGTAACTCCATTATTATAAGATCCTAAATAATCAAATATTTCTGGGCCTTGTGATCCTTGGAAACCTTGATTGCCTTGATCACCTTGTGAACCTTGTTCACCTTGAAAACCTTGGCTACCTTGATCACCCTGTGAACCTTGTTCACCTTGAAAACCTTGGTTACCTTGGTCACCCTGTGACCCTTGTTCACCTTGGAAACCTTGGTTACCTTGGTCACCCTGTGACCCTTGTTCACCTTGGAAACCTTGGTTACCTTGGTCACCCTGTGACCCTTGTTCACCTTGGAAACCTTGATTGCCTTGATCACCCTGTGACCCTTGTTCCCCTTGAAAACCTTGATTACCTTGGTTACCCTGTGATCCTTGTTGCCCTTGGAAACCTTGGTTACCTTGTGAACCTTGTGAACCTTGTATACCTTGAAAACCTTGATTACCTTGATGCCCCTGTGATCCTTGTTGTCCTTGCAATCCTTGATAACCTTGCGGACCTGTTGCTGGATTAGAAACTAAAGTTGTATGAATATGCGTTTGAGTATTATCACGAAACTCAAAAGTGGCAGAACTATTATTTTGTCTTATATTTACATATATTTTTATTCTCAATCTTTTAGTTAAATCTGGCAAAATTGTAGCAGGAACAACGAGATCTGAAACTACTAATGATTGAGTTGTTAAAATAGCAGAAGCTGATGAAGATGAACCTTGTATAATTAGTGTTTCATTGCTTGTGCCATCTGAATCTACATAATAAATACCATAATGCATAGTCGGCACTTGGCCAGTAGTGCTTGAAAGTGCATATAAATTTAATTCCCAAACACCAGAAGTTATAACTGTTGAAGTTAAAGCGCCAACTTGAGTCGTAAATGTTCCAACCAAATAATTATTTGCTATATTTAAACTACCAGTTGTAATTGTGGTTTGTGTTCCGGCATTTACACTCGTTAATAATTCTCCAGTTTGCGGATATGATCCACCGGTAGTATCAAAAAATAAAACTAAACCGCCACTAACACCGGCGTTTCCTTGAAAACCTTGATTACCCTGTAATCCTTGACTTCCTTGTAAACCTTGGTTGCCTTGATTGCCCTGTGATCCTTGAGTACCTTGAAAACCTTGGTTACCTTGGAATCCTTGATATCCAGAATCGCCCTTATCTCCAGTTCTTGCAAAAGTAAGTAATACTTCATCATCATTAGAAAATGTTCCGCTTCCAGATAAATAAGAAATTGTAACATCAAAAAAACTAGGTTCTTCTTCTGAGGAATTGCTTATAGTATAAAGTGCAAATACTGTAGAGTCATTTTTCTTAGATAATTTAAAATGACCTTTTATAGTGCTTGTTGAAGCAGAGATTGTATTTAAGAATAGCGAAAGATCTATGTTTGCATTATTTGGATTATCATCAATTATAACATGCGTAGCTGATGCAAGAGAAGCGTTATTAAATCTTATATAATTGTCACCTGGGTCGTTGATTGAGTAATTATTTGTGTCTATTTTATATTCAACTGTTACGCCACCAAAGCTACCAGTTGATCCCTGATATCCTTGGCCACCTTGATTTCCTTGAAAACCTTGTTCACCTTGTGAACCTTGTTCCCCTTGGAAACCCTGACTACCTTGATCACCTTGTGATCCCTGTTCCCCTTGAAAACCTTGGTTACCTTGATCACCCTGTGACCCTTGTTCTCCTTGGAAACCTTGGTTACCTTGGTCACCTTGTGACCCTTGTTCGCCTTGAAAACCTTGGTTACCTTGGTCACCTTGTGATCCCTGTTCCCCTTGGAAACCTTGGTTACCTTGATCACCCTGTGACCCTTGTTCACCTTGGAAACCCTGATTACCTTGATCACCTTGTGATCCCTGTTCCCCTTGGAAACCCTGATCACCCTGTGACCCTTGTTCTCCTTGGAAACCTTGGTCACCTTGTGATCCTTGTTCCCCTTGGAAACCTTGATTGCCTTGATCACCCTGTGAACCTTGTTCCCCTTGGAAACCCTGATCACCTTGTGATCCTTGTTCTCCTTGAAAACCCTGATCACCTTGTGATCCTTGTTCCCCTTGAAAACCTTGATTACCCTGTGATCCTTGTTCTCCTTGAAAACCCTGCTCGCCTTGTAATCCTTGATTTCCTAATAAACCTTGATTCCCTTGAAATCCTTGATTACCTTGATTTCCTTGGTTACCTTGAAACCCTTGGTTGCCTTGAAGACCCTGATTACCTTGGTTACCCTGCGACCCTTGAAAACCTTGGTTACCTTGAAATCCTTGTTGTCCTTGAGATCCTTTAATAGGACCAACATTTTGCCAATAAACAGGACTTGATCCTGTATAAACAACACCGTCACCTATTGCAGCGGAACCATTAGATGGATTTGGACATGCTTGAGAAGCAGTTCCTTGTGCTGTTGATGTAAGTAGCCACATATCACCAAGTACAGCACCAGAAGTTTCATTATTAAATATATTTTCCCAAGTATCAGATCCCTGTATGGTAACTCCTGCTCCAGTCTGTCCTTGACTACCTTGAATACCTTGGTTTCCTTGAAATCCTTGATTTCCTTGATAACCTTGTGAACCTTGTATTCCTTGTGAGCCTTGTATTCCTTGGTTACCTTGAAAACCTTGAAATCCTTGATTGCCTTGTTCTCCTTGAGATCCTTGGTTTCCTTGAGATCCTTGAGATCCTTGACTACCTTGAGAACCTTGATTCCCTTGAAAACCTTGGCTACCTTGGTTTCCTTGAAAACCCTGTCTACCTTGAAATCCTTGATTACCTTGAAACCCTTGATTTCCTTGCAACCCTTGAAAACCTTGCGAACCTTGAAAACCTTGATCGCCAACTAAAACAAAAGATACAGAAATTAATTCATTTGCGATTAAAGAAAACCCAGCACTAGATTGAACATGAGAAACATTAAAAGAACCATATGTTCCATTAACTGTAGTAGAAGATGTTATTTTAAATACTGTAAACTTTGAAGGATTTGTTATTGATTGAATAAACAATATTGATTTTGTAGAATTTGTAGAATTGTCAAAAAGACTATATATCTCATGAACTTCATTTCCATTAATATCATAAGCACTTAAACTTAATGTTGTTGCAGAAGATATAGTGAGGTTGTTGAATCTTAACTGAGATGGTGTTGGAACACCGGAGATAGAAGTGCTATATATATATTTAATTGATGGGGCATTTATACCTTGATAGCCTTGATAGCCAAGCTCGCCTGTTATATTAACATCCCATATACTTGCGCTTCCAGTTCCTGTTACATAATCAACATCTACAGTTATTTCATTTGTTACTGGATTTGTAGAAGTTACTTTTCCTTCTAAAAAATCATCATTATTAGTAATGTCAACTATTCTTACTCTTACGCCAGCCCTAAATGATAATATATTAGAAATTACTAATGTTTTTAATCCGATTGTTTTTGTTAATGTTGATAAAGATTCAGAAAAACCAAATGAAAAACCCTGAGAACCTTGAACACCTATAATTCCTTGTTCGCCTTGAAACCCTTGATTTCCTTGATTTCCTTGCGAACCCTGTGAACCCTGCGTTCCTTGATTTCCTTGAAAACCTTGTGAACCAGTAATTACGCCTGGAACAAAATTAGTTCCATCGAACTTAATTACTTGTCCAGAAGCGGGAACTCCTACAAAATCATCTTGATCTTGTATTCTCGATGGTTTTTTGCTGAAATGCATTGTTTATTCCAAGTATTTTGGAGTTATTCCTGTAGTGCATCCATCTATATATGATACACCACAAAAATCTGCTAATTGATTTGCAATCTGATTAGTATTTTGCATCAAATCTGAATAATTTATAGTTATTTTTTTACCATTAAAAGAATTGAATATATTTTGACAAATTTCATGCTGTTTTTCTATGGTATCTGGATTAGCTTGTCTACCAAGTAAAGAAACATATTCTTGATAAGATTTTTCTATATTTCTCATAGACCATATTAAACCAATGTTTAAATCACAATCATTAATTAATTTTGCAAAAACACCTTTTCTTAAAAGATCAAAAGATCTTATTCCCATTTTATTAAAAACGCAGCTTTCTTTTTTTAATTTCCAATATGTAGATGTATTTAATGAAATATAATTTGAAAATTTATCATTAAAACTACCAGTTGGATACCACAATGCATTATCAGATTGTGGACTTTTTTCAGACATACTTATGCCCAAAGAACTAATTATTTTTGATATAACGCTAGTTCCAGATCTATATGTTCCTAAAACTATATAACAATCGTTCATTCTAAATCCTCATTTCTATCATTAAAAAATTTATTAATATCTTTTAGTAAATTACTATTTCCGACATATCTATATATACCCTGTTCTATAGCAAGATCTTTTTGCAATGAAAAATCATTATTATCTAATAAATCAAATCTAGATGCATATTGTCTATCTATTTTATTTCCATGATTAAGATGAAAAACCGGCTGATCTATATAATCAATATCAATATTGTTTTTGGGCAAAGTTAATAAATCGTCAATAAAGTTGTTTTTAAATTTTTTATACTTTATAAATGGTATACTTTTTGTTTCTTCTAAATCTAACCACTTGATTATATTTATTGTGTCTCCTCCGCCAACTATGCATTTATCATATAGAGGGTTATTTAATAATGTTTCTTTTTTGGTTATCCAAGCTATACCTGGATTTCCATAAACAAAGTCTTCTGAAAATAGCGTTTTTTTATAACCATCTTTTCCGCCAGAAACAACGACTTGTTTTGAAATAGAATCGTGTTTAAATGTATAAAATCCATTGTATTTAGTATGATTTCTAGGTAAATAATGAACAGAAGAGAACGGTTGAATAAATAAGTTTTCTTTATTATCAATTTTTTGTTTTGCTTGTTCTATCCAGTCTTCTTCTGAAAAAAGAATATCTCCATCAATAAAAGAAACATATTTTATATCATCCGTTAATTTTTGACAAACATAATTAATAACCCTTTCCTTCTGCCATAATAACTGATCTGTTTGAAATTTTATAGTTCCTGGAAATGGCAAATCAAAACTACCATTTGTAGAAATTTCTATCGGTATAATTATAGCATTATATTTTGATAGATTATTATGACATATATAAAAATTATTTAATAAGGATTTTCTTTTATAATGATTCCAATAATACATTATTATTGCAACATCATTATTTATCATACTTTAACCTTTATATTTGAAGTGTAGTTTTGTAATGATATATTCATAACTTGAGCTTCTTGCAAAGAAATACTTCTGTTAAGAAACACGCTAAAAGGGAAATAAGCTAAGTATCTTGTTTTAATTGAATTTTCTATGTCTTGATGAGTTGAGTATACAACCGCATAATTTTCATTGTCTGGAATAAAGTTATCATCAACAAAAGTAACTCTATCCTCAAGACCAAATCTTTGTAACCAAATTTTATTATCTATAAAATCAATTTTATTTTTTGGTTTATAAGAAATAACTTTACATCCAGCTTGTGCTAATATTAACAAATCTGCTGCGGAAGAACCAATGTATATAATATTATTATTAACTATCAAACTGGCTAAATCTATATAGTCATTATTAAAACTTCTATTTGGAACACCGTCAGGAAACACTATTGGAAATTCTAAAAATTGATGTTCAAGTTTTATATTATCTGTTGCTAAATTAACTTTCGGCCAAAAACAAACAGTATTACAAAATTTTAAAAATTGATTTAATGTTTGAATTATTGAATTTCTATCATGTACTTTTTTAATAAACTTTTTTAAATGCCTTGAAGAGATTAAAAATGGGCCGGTCGTAGTTTCTTCTATATATGAAGTAGTTGAGTATTCTGATGATTTACTTTCTGGCATTGGACCATTACATATTTTTAAAACAGCCAAATCAACTTGATATCTAAGCAACGGTTTCCAAGTTGATAAATTGTTATAAACATGCGGAGATAGCTTTTGAGAATTTTCTACAAAAATAAAGTATTCGTAAGAATCTAGCAAAGATGCTTGCTCTAAAAAACTATAAAAATATGAATTTCTATTTTCTTTTTCAAGAGATACAACTTTTCCGACAAAATCTGTATAATTTACATTGCTTGGAAATAATTTATTTTGAAAGCAAACTAAATTTGTTAAGGGTTTTGTTCCAACTCTAAATTCTGTTGATCTAGCATTACATACTGCCATGTTTTCCTCCTAAAAATATATTATAGGAAGAAATCGGGAATGCAATAAAAAAAGGCAGAGCTTTCGCCCTGCCCTTTTTATTTTTATATAGGTCTTATTAGAAACCGCCCAAGAGTACACGGCGGTTATCGAGAACAGCGAAACCGTGTTCACCAAAACCGTACATACCCATCCTACGCTGACGATGGAAAGTAGGATCTTCAAAGATCTCGATTTCCTGACGAACAGGCATAACGAAGCTGTCACGCTTCTCAAGGTCAAGACCAACGACCAACTCGCTCTTGCCAGACAGAGAGCCAGACAAGGTAGAGGTGTAGTAAAGCTGGTATTCCTGACCAACACCAAGTTCATCAATCTCATGAAGATTTACGCCGAAAACCTGAGATAAACCACCTTCCTGAGAAACAAAAATTTCTCGGCGGGTGAAGTCATCAACTTCGTTAATATCCCAAGTGCGAATATCTTCCATAGCTTCTGGAGATACATACAGATCGGTAAGCTTTCCACGATTAATGGAAGTGCTGTTACCACCAGCATTCCTACGCATCACGGTCTTCATCAAGGCAATAAGCCTCTTGCTGAAGTAACCAGCGGTAGCAACGCTGTCAGTCACAAGAAGGTTCCTACCTTTACCAGCAGCGATGATTACATGCCAACCATCATTATTGTTCTTGCGGGTAAAAGAAGCTTCAAGGGTCTGCATTGCACGACCAACAATATCCCAACGAGCATCACGAAGATACTTAAGGGAGAAGTCGATGGAAGCACCAACTTCATAGGTCTGTACAGTCAGATAATCGCCTTCAACATGGCGTTCTGGAATACGACCTTGGGAAGGAATGGTGTAAGCGATGAAGTCCTTCTCAGAACCTGGAGACAGGAAATCGAGAGGGAATTCAACAGCAGTACCTGGCTGGAAAACAACCTGTTCAAAGATGTTTCCAAGAATATCGCCCTTCAAAACGCCTTGGCGCAAAGGAAGGGTAAGAGCCTTGGCAAGTTCCTTCTGAGCAGCTACAGCAACTTCATAATTGTTGCTACCAGCCTGTTCAGCAAGTTTAACCATTTCTGGAGTTGGGGTCTTCATGGTATTAGTTTCTCCTCTTTATTATACGATTGGAAGGTCAATGAATACTTTTGCATACCCATCAGAATCAACTCCACCAAGGAATTGACCGACCTTTGGAGTTCCAGAGGTCTGAGTATCGGTTAGCAAACCATTAGCTGCCAAATAAGCGGATTCGCCAGCTGCTGGAGAAACCCCAGAAGCGATCTTATCAGTAACAACCCATCCCTTCGTAAGAAGAGGAACTTTTTCGCCAACCAACTGTTCATCTTTGTGCCAGTTGCGATGCTGACGAGTAATGTCGATGGACACTACATCTGCCAAGCAAAGACCAGCTGGAACAAGGCCGGAAGGATTAGATGCCCTAGTTACGGTAGCTACATCATCAGCCAAAGCACCGGAACCGGAAACGCCGAATACCAATACTTCGCCCTTTTCAATTTCGATATTGCAAAGATTGCTAATATCGGTAACAACAATGTTGCGATCTGGTTTAAGAGCCATGAGAATGTTTCTCCTTATTCTTCGTTCTTGCCAAGGTTTTCAGTTTCAACACCAAGATAGGCAGCGATTTGAGAAGCGACTGTCTGAATTGGATCTGCATCATTTGCAGGAACATTCAAAGCAGCTTCTTCCTTAACTTCTGCGTTATCTAAAACTTCTTCAGTTGCGACTACTTCTGCATTGTCCTCTTCTGCCATTACAGTTCTAGGACAAGAGCAAGTCTCTTCTTTTTCCATTTCTGGATTTGGCATCATTTCAGCTGTTTTCTTAAGCATCATGAGTTCTTCATTCAGCTTTTTAGCAGCAGCTTCATATTCAGCCATTTTCATAGAAAGATAATCACTCTGTTTGGCAATAACGCCAGCAAATGACTCATCTTCAAGGTTGTTCATGAATGACACAATGCCTTCTGCTTCTGCCTTGGACATGCCAAGCTTTTCAGAAACAAGAGCAATGCGATCACTCTTTTTCTTCTCTTCTTTCATCTTCTGCAATTCTTCAGTAGCTTTGGTAAGCTCCTGCTGCATAAGATTTGCCTTGGCAACAGCTTCAGAAAGTTCAGTCTCTAGTTTGGCTGTATTTTCAACAGCGACTTCAACCTTCTTTTCCATTTCAGCTGCCTCGGTCTTTTCGACAATCTGTTCAGACATTGAAAAATTCTCCTTAACTTCTGGAGTCTCAAGACTTTCATACCCCAAATCAACTATTTTTGCTTCGGTTTGTAGTATAACGCTATCTGGGTTGGCTGGTTTACGAACTAAGCCCTTTCCAGAAAATATTATATTTCTTAAAACACGGCCTATCTTTTGATTTCCGTAAACACCAGTTCCGCCATATGATCTTAAATACTTTGTTAAAAATGAGGTAGCCTCATTTCTTGCTATAATTCTGGTTTTTTTACCATCAGTCATAGCATAATCAAAGTTGCTAAACAAAGCTTCCATCGACACAAACCAAGTGCCATTAGGGATTTGCGTAATTATATCATTAATCTGCAATTTCTTTTCTTGATTTTCCCATTCTTTATAAATTACAGCAGATGTAACAATATTGTAATTTTCTGGAGGAGTATCAGAAGTTATAGGCGAACCATTTTCATCAACTGGATAACAACCAGTAATGTGACCAATGATAATGTCTTGATTGTGTTCAAGATTAAATGGTTTATCTTCTGGCGTACTTCTAGCTTTCCACATTTCCTCTGCATCAAAAACATCATCGTTCTTATTCCAGCCTGTACTTACCAAAATAGACTTTAAATAAAATAAGTCTTCTTGGTTTTTATTTTCTGCTTTTGCTATTTCAGCTATTGTTTTATTAAACTTGTTATTAATAAATAGCTGTTCATCAACAGATGATTCCGAAGCTACCATATCAAAAGCTATGGAATTACTAGCTTTTACAAATTCGGAAACACCGTCTTCAATTTCTGTCTTGAATGGTTCAATCATAGTGTCACCTCTTTTTAAGAAATACACCAAACCAATTGAGTATTCTTTTATACAATGGAACATAACCGCTTATGCACAAAGAAATTGTATCTATTTGAATTTGAGGTTTGTCTGCAAACTGAGCTAAAAACTCAGATGTATTTTTTGAATCAAAATAAAAATTATCAAAAAATCCATTAACTTTCACTTTTTTTAAATTATTATAATTCAAACTTTTTGGCCAAGCAGCTTCTAAAACATCTGGGTTATTATTATTTATTAATGGTGGCCAAACATCTTGATTAGATGTAACTGCAAAAACAGCAGTTTTCCATGCGTTTAACATTTCTGAATTCCACTTAAAAACAGAAGCATCAAAACCTTGGTTAATTTGTTTTTCAAAAATATTATAAGCCATAGGACTTACTTTAGTGTCTGTGGCATGAACAATTACAAAACAGTCATTTCCGTTTTCATCAAAAATAATTGGTAACGCTTTTCTAAAATTAATACTTTCATAAAAACTTGTACTTCCTGTTTTGTCTACTGTATTTCTATAAATAACTTTATGTATTAAATTATTTTTTTGTAATTCATCTAAAATCCATTTTTTGGAAATCTCTGGGTCTGCCCATAAAACATAAATAATAGGATGGTGTTTAAAGAAAACTCTACATCTATAAATATGCTGAACATTATCTATTAGTTCATGATATCTGCGATGAAGAGTTATCAATATTATCGGTTTTTTGTAATCCGATTGTGTGCATCGCATATACAGAAGCCTGTATTTTTCTAGTTATTTCTGATGTTGGTAAATTGCCAGTTTTTTCTAAATACTTAGCCATACAAGTTTTAAAGAAGTCTTCTACATCAGTAGGTATTTCAAGTTTCTCTTTTAATGAATTAAAAATAAAAGTCTTACTAATTTTTTGATCTGGTTCTGTTTTGCATAATAGAGCAAACTTAATATGTTCAAACTCATTTATTTGTGCAACAGAAAGATCTCTTAGTGTTTTCTTGTTTATACTCTTTAAATAAGCTGGCTGGACTATTTCTGCTATAGTCTTTTGTGTTTGCTCTGCCCAATTAAGCCTATCTATAAAATCAGATGCCATAGCTGGCTTAATCACTTTTCTTTTTCTTGGCAAGCTATCAGTTTTTCCGAGAGGTCTTCCCTGTCCAGATTCACCTTTTGGTTGCTCATCATTTTGATTAGTTGGATTTTGCGCCGGAGCTATAGAAGATGCCGGAGCTTTTATGCCAAAATATTCTGGTGGCAAAATTCCAAGTTGTGTAAATATTTTTTCAACAGCTTCTTTATGCTGCGGACTATGGAAAGGAGATGCCTTTGGAGGTAGCATATCTTGTTTTCTATAATCTCTTTCTCTTCTAAGTCGAACACTTTCAATTTCTGGTATAAGATTAAATCTTTCTTGAACCGCTTCCTCACTAATAAGATCTCTATCGGCAAGTTCAATCAACAATCTCTTTTCTGCTGCTTCATCTGATAAAGTTTGATGGTCAAATACTATTTGGGCTGGTGCTTTAAATCCCATAGCCATTTGAACAAGCTTTACTTCTTTTTCCCAAAATTCAGCAACTACATCACGGCCATATTGAAGTCTTTCTATAAGAGTTCTCAAACTTATATAATTATTTGAAAAGCCAGATCCTCCTGGCAAACCAGTAAGTGATGGCGGAATACCAAGTCCGGCATAAATAGAATTTAAAATAGGCTTATATTTTTCTTCGCCTAAAAAATTAACTAAATCAGTTTTAGTTTCAACAACATCAATTTCTGGACCCCAAATAAGATCCATGCTTCCGCCACCGACATTATTTAATAGCATGTCAGCAAGACGATTAATTGCTTCTTCGGTTGGCAAAATACGATGTTCAAGCGATCCAAGCTTCCAAAGTCTGATATGGCTAATAGCTCCATCTAAAGCTGCTAAATCAGCTAATTTCATTTTTTCCAACATTTGCAAATCTTTTAGCAAAGCATATAACATCGGCTTTGCCCATACTTGCCAATCATCACGCTTGTAGTATAAAGCTACAGTTTTATTTACATCTAACGGAATTAAAAATCCGCCACGAACTGCATAATCATCCATTTCACTAGGTAATGATTTTACAATTTCTTTTTCTATATCGGATTTTGGATTTTTTATTTTTCTAGAAAAACTTTCTGTTAATCTAACGCCAAATCTAAAAGCTTTTGGGCCAATAAATGGAGCTACTTCTTCGCCATAAACCTCTATTGTTGTTGGATTATATATAGTATATTCCCAAGGAACTTGTGACTGTTTTGGTTTTTTAATAAAATTCTTTTTTGTTTCAGCTGCCATACCCTTTTGGATAATGTCTATTTCTTCTGGTTTTAATATGGCGTTTGCTCTTTTAATAATTACATTTCCTGCACGATATAAAAGATTTAGTATTCTTTCAGTTCTTTCTTTACCTCTAATTTTCTTGAACCACTCTTTATAAAACTTTTCTATTTTTTGGTTTGGGTGAACCAAGTCAATTCCTTGGCAAGCAAATTCGCTCATCATATCTACAGTATTGCGAACAATGCCTATTCTTTCATAAGCTTGCATACAGGCCGTCATTATTTCTTTATCACGGACTGGTATTTGTTCATTTGGCCTAAAAAAGTCGTAATCCCTACGATCAAAGCCTTCACGAACAGAAATGTTTGGAGATTCAATGTTTTTATAACTACTTGTACCAACAGTCTTCTTAACTGCTTGGCCATTATTATTGCTCTTAGCAATGGCTTTTTCTTTAGATTCTAAGTTATTTTCTTCCCAAGTAACGAATAAGTCTTTTTTATCGCTCATGTTTATCCTGCTTATTAAATTGTAATTAGATCATAATTGAATTACACCGAATCTCTTCTTATAGCTTCGCCATAATTTCCGCTCTTTTTCAATCCTTGGTTAAACCATTCTGGGGCTATATATAAAGGTTTGCCTGTATTTTTGCCAGATAAAGAATTAGAAAATCCACCAACAGAAACATAATTGTCTTGGACTATAGTTCTTTGTATTTGTCTAGCTGTCATATTAGCCATAAGCAAAGATGAATATCTATCTTTTCTTGTTCTGCTTCCTCTTATCTGATCTTTAAAGTCTGGAGTATCCCATCTATCTCTACCACCAGATGTTAATGTATGAACTATGCTGGCTAATTCATCTTTTAACTCTTCTATTTCCATAACACAATCTTCTAAAGTGTCATATAACTGTATATCTTTGCCACTAGATGTATCGTAAACAATACGCCCTTTATCTCTATCATCTTCAAAAGCTAATCCTATAGATACGCTATCAAAAAATGGGAATAGCAATACTTTATCTTCCATATCTTTTCTAAGACCGTGATTTGCTTCTACGACCCACTTTCCATCTGCAAAATTAACCATATTTAATATATGTTGGCCAGCTTTATCATCAGAATCTTTTCTTTTTTTGATATCTGGATCTATAGTTCTCCAGAACGGAACCTCATTTGGCAAGAGCTTTGACTCGTCATGTAGGGCTTCTTCTACCGAAATACCACCACCTTGACTATCAATGGCAATCTCTCTACATGGAAATAACTTAGCTAAATCCCTTATTTTTCTGGCGCAATAAGAGTAAAAGTTCTGTTCTTTTGTGATTCCTCGCTTTAATCTTTCCCTATGCGCTGCCCTATTAGTTGTCCAGCAATAGACAATCCTTCTCATATTTTGATGTAAAGCCAAAATAATAACAGAAAAGTTATCTCTTTCAGATGCCGGATCAACAGCCATCACATGCTCAATGCCTATCTCGCCCACTAAAGAGGCTGAAAAATTAATATCTGCTAAGGAAGTTCCAGCTTTTCCAACAACGCAAGACTCTATTAAGCTACGCTTGAAAAATCCTTCGGAATCGGTTGCAAATGTTGCACCATATTCAATCATATAATTCGCCTTGGTGCTTGTCGCTTTCGCTGAAGATATCTGCTTCTGATCCATGAATCCTATTGGTAGTAACTCTACTGGTATTCTTACTATTGAGTAATCACGCCAGTTAAAGCCAGCTGGTATTGGTCCTTGGAAAAACTCTTCGAGCTTTTTTGTATCGCCACGACTATTGATGATAGTTCGATAAGAGTTCCAATTCTTATAGAAATGGTTAAAGGAATAGTAAGCTGTTCCTGAGATTATGTTTTGGTTTGCTCTAAGTGTGCGACTTTCTTCTTTTTCATTATCTTCTGACCATAATCCTAATTGTTTCATTAACCTGATTCTTGCTTGATCTTTAACTGATTGAGCAGGAGAAGCTGCCACCGAAGAGAAGCCTCTCACAACATTTTGGTAAATTTCTTCTTTGATAGAAGCAAATTCGTCAGCAATTGTATAGTTTGCTCTTTGACCACGAATCTTGTCGCCATTACCGAGAGGAAGCGCAAATCCAACACTATCGCCAACAATCATGTCAAATCTATCTACAGATCTGCTTGGCCCTTGTTCACGATTATTTTTGCCACGACCAGATCCGCACAAATCTCTATAAATATTACCGCTAACCCAAAGATTTTCCATATATTCAAAAATAACTTTTGCCTGTCTAAATGCAGCACCAACTATTGCTATTTTACAACCCTGTGTAAATAAAAGCCTTAACATAGCGTACAAGCCAAGAATAAAAGACTTACCGCTACCACGACCAGCAATAAGCATGGGGAATGGGCGATTCCAAAGTTCTTTTAAAATTAAATGCTGAAAAGGCATTATTTCTATGTCGAATAACAATTTGCATGTAAATGGAAAGTAATCTGGATTTCTCATTATTTTTAATAAATGTACATGCGGATTTTCTTTGTCTGCATGAGTCATTACTTTAAATGGATGAATTGCATCTATGGGCAAGTCTAAAAGAGATTCAATCTGAGAAATGTCAGCACCAGGTCTGATGCCAACTATTTCTTTTTCAGAGAGCATCCAAGCTTTATCTAAAACTTTTTTAAGTTTGTCCATAATGTTCACACACTCTCTTAAATAAACTCGAAGCTACTTCTCGCCCAAATTTTCCTGCAAGAATAATCTTTGTCTTAAATTGTACTTCTATATCTAAAAGTGCTTTTACAATAAACTGCGGAGTTATTTTTATAAACTTGTATTTGCTTGGGGGGATTTGAGTAGATTGAGGAAACTTGTAAATGTCTTCCATCGTAAATTCTAAAATAACAAATGGAAGCTCAAAGCTCTCAAGTCTTTCTAATTCGCTATGAAATCTTTTTTGTGTGATGTTCATAGAGAATTCACTAAGATCTCCCTTCCTCTCTATCACAAATTTATCTTCAAAACCTTCTAATGAGTAATCGCCAGTTTTTAATGTGGCGATAGTCATTCCTTCACATGAAGGACTTGGATTGAATTCCCACCCAAGTTGTTCTCTAGTGTCTTTTATTACCTTATATTTTTTGTTGTTCATAAAGTTTATAGTCAGAAAGAACCATGTCTTTGACTAACTCACTAAAAGTGACGGTGGGAGTCCAACCAGTAACTTCCATAATCTTTGTTGGATTTCCTCTAAGGTGTTTTACTTCAGAAGGTCTAAACAAAGACTGATCTATATCAACATGTTGTTGATAATTATCAATTCCTGCAACAATACATGCTTCTTCAAGGAATTCTTCTACTGAATGAGTAGATCCTGTAGCAACAACATAGTCATCTGGCTTCTCTTGATCGACAATTAGTTTCATTGCCTTAACATAATCAGCTGCATGACCCCAATCTCTTCGTGCTTTTAGATTTCCAAGAGTGATTCTTGGTAATGAAAGACCTCTTTCATAGCAATACATGAACTTTGCTGCCCACAAACTGATTTTTCTAGTGACAAAATTGTGTCCTCTGCGTGGACTTTCATGATTAAACAAAATTCCGCAGCTTGCATGTAGATTATATGAGTTGCGATAGCAGTTTACGAAGTTGTGAGCAGCTACTTTTGCTACTGCATAAGGACTTTCTGGTATGAAAGGCGTATTTTCGTCTTGAGTGCCATCATCTTCGACAGCATTTCCAAATTGTTCGGACGAACTTGCTTGATAAAACCTAGAAAATGGTGCGCTATCACGAAAAGCTTGCAAAACATTGAAGCAACCAACAGCAACTGAGTCAAAAGTCAGCATTGGCTGGTCAAAAGACACCCTAACATGTGATTGTGCAGCTAAATTAAAGATATAATCGGGTTGTTCGGCAGAAATAATATTCAAAACCGAGTGATAATCAGTCACATCTCCATAAACAATACTAAAAAATGATGAGTTTAAGACATTTTTCAGTCTGGATAGGTTGTCAGACGATGTTCTTCGAGTAACACCAACAACTTTGATGTTATTTTGTATCAAATATTCAGCTAAATATGACCCGTCTTGACCTGTAACGCCAAAAATTACTGCTTTCATGCTTCTTCCTTTTGATTTTCTATAGTGTCCGCATTCAAAATAGGCAAATCTGCCGAGCCATCTTCATACACATGGGGCGCTCCTAGCCTATCCATCTCTTTTTCTGATACCTGTCTCATGATTTCCATGTGTCGCCCCATCAATTCCTTGTTCTCTTCCTCTTGTAATTGTCTGATAATAGCTAAAAAGCTCTGTTTTGACGACTCAATTCTTGTTACTCGCTGCTCTCTAGTAGCTTTTAGATCTTTAAGTAGTGCCTGATGCTTCTCTTCAAGCTTGATAAACTCGCCAGACCTTGCCTGTTCGGCCTGTTTTGCCGATTGAATTTGAGCTTCAAGTGATAAAACATGCTCTCTATCGTCTTCAGACATGGCAGATCTGTCTGGAAAGGTCGCCAAAAAGTCATTTTGCATAGAAACTAGTCGGGCGATCTCTTGAGCAGCGCTATATTTTGCCTTTGCGTTCCTATGCATCATGATTTCAAACTTGATTAGCAAAGAAATTTGTGTCTGCTCAGTCACTAGCACATCATCTTTGAACTGCGCCATATACTGAGCGTACTTTTCTTCATAATAAAGCAACTCATTGGGCGAAAGCTCTTCTGTTAGTTGCTGCCAAGCCTTGGTTTTCTTAATGTCTTGGGCGATTTGCTGCTCTTGCTCATTGAGTGAGGCTATTTTTCTATTAGCACGAAGCATTACATCGTTCTGATTAATAACTCTTCGTACTTGAGCCTCGCTCTTATTCATTAGAGTACAAATTTCGGGTATGCCCATAGTTTTAGACAGTTCAATAATTTTGTCACGGTCATGAGCAGTTACTGTTGTTTTTCTAGCCATTTTTGCGCCATTGTGCGAGAATATCTTTTATATGAATTTCCAACTGTTTTTTCTTTGTTTTACTAATAGAAACGCCCGATCTTAACTGTAAATAAGCCTGTCTAAGCTCAACTGGTAATCTTTCATCAATTATTTCTAACATTTCCCTAGTTGCTGCATCATTAAATATGCTCGACTCTTTTTCTATACTACTATCACTTACATTAGAAATATCATAGGGGCGCATTAAGTTTTGCTTTGATGAGTTTCTCTTTTTCCAAGCTTTATATTTATTACAATATTCCCCGTCACCATGATGCCCCTGTTCATGACATATTTTACACGGCGGATCTGATCTATGAAATTTATCTCTTTTAAAATTTATCAAACGATTTTTAATATGTGAATATAAAAAATTTTCTAATGGGCGACTTTCATCGTATCTAGCCATTGCTTCAAGGCCAAATATTCTTGCTTCCTGCTTTATGTCATCAATATCAAAATAACCAAAGGAAAATCCTTTTCCTAAAACAATAACTATTTTATCTATGATTTCTATTATTTCTTCTACGGTATATTTTTTACTTTTCAAGTTGAATGTTTTTTTGGATGACTTCTTCGGCATTGGTAGGATCGTTTTCGCAGATTTCTGCTTTCGTTTTTTCTGTAAGTTCTTCTTGTGCTTTAGCACTTATGATTGTTACAATATTTTCATCCGTCATTAAACTTTCTCCTGAGAAAAAATGGCTAGAGTTAAGTGGACTGAATCAATGTTGAAGTTTGTTCGTGAGAACTGCCACTACATGACAGACAATCAACTTGCTCTTGCATTATCATCTATCATTGGTGTTCGTGTGTCAAGTCATAGTGTCAGAAACCTAAGAGAAGAAAAGGGTTATACAAAATGGAAACGGTCTTCAACCAAAGATCCCCCCACCTCTTAATAGTAGACAACTTCTACAAAGATCCAGACTCAATAGTACATTTAGCAGAACAACAGGAGTATAAGCCTCAGTTAAAGTATTATAAGGGCGTTAGGACTGAGGAGAGGTTTTTATTTCCATATGTAAGAGAGGAATTCCAAAGACTGCTTCGTTTGGAAATTACAGACTGGTTAAATCAACCTATGAATGGAATTTTTCAGAAGACCAGTAAAGATGACCCTCTTGTATGGCATAGTGATAGTCAAGATTATGCTGCTGCTATTTATTTAACTAAAGATGCGCCCGTATCTATGGGAACATCTTTTTGGAGAGATACAAAGTTTGGCTGTCGTAGACCACCAAGCCATCCCTTGGAGGGCAAAGCAATAGCTGACGCTGAAGTGTATACCGAGTACAATCTCTTGCATAAAGACAATTGGCAGTTAGTTGATAAAGTAGGGGCCGTATATAATAGACTAGCCATTTGGGATGCAAAGCTGATTCACTCAGCTAGTGAGTATGGTTCAATGGATCGTTTGGTACAACTTTTTTTCTTTAGCACAAAAAGGTAGGGCGAGCTATGCGAGTCTTTTGGCAATTCTGGAATCCTTATTTCAATTCTGAAACATGTCAGCGTGTAATTGATCAAGCTCTTAAGATTCCTCCTCAAGAAGCAAGTGTTTATGGTGGGGCGAAAGACGCTAGAAAATCAAATGTGCGATGGCTAAATCGTGGCGATGAAAGCTGGAAATGGCTTTTTGATCATGTTGAGAACATATTCCGAAGGGCCAACAACGCTTTCGGATTCGATCTTAACTACTTCCATGAGATTCAGTTTACTGAATATCATTCGGAATATAATGGCTTTTACAATTGGCACGAAGATCTATTGTGGCGACCACAATGTAACAGCATTATGCATAGAAAGCTGTCGTTTGTAATGCAATTGACAGATCCTAATGAATATACTGGGGGCGATTTGGAATTCGATATCCATGACGAGAAACCAGATCCAATGCAGCTTAGAAACAGAGGGTCTGCGATAGTATTCCCATCTTTTGTAAGGCATCGTGTAGTACCAGTTACGAGCGGTGTTAGGTATAGCCTTGTTACTTGGTACGAAGGACCGTGTTTTAAATAAGGTGCGATGAGAATAGTTTAGGTAGTACATTTGAGTTTT